ATAATTGGGCACGCCAGTCACTTCGTCAGCAATCCGCTGGAAGTACTGGTACACGTTGAGCAGAGTCTCTGCGTTCATGTTCGGCTGGAAGAAGCGAACCGCAGGCTGACCGCCGCCAGTTCTGTCAGACGTCGTCTGCCATATCTTCCATGGGTACATCTTGGTCAGGTCTTCGCCGTCAGGGAGTCGGTCAACCGAGACCTCGACCTGCGGACCGGACGCAATGCCCATGTTGTTTGCCAGGGCGCGAGCAGCGGCGTTACACACCACCTGCACATCACGCATCATCTCCGGCAAAGCCAGACCCCAGAACGCACCAGGGATCGATTCCCAGGATGCCTTTGAGTATGGGCGGCGACCAAGTGGGTCAACGTTCAGTGCAGCCTTGATGATGTAGTTGCCTACCAGCCACACGTTGACTTCGTACTCGCGCCAGTCTTCGACATTGTCCATGCCCCACTCGGCAAGCATGCGACCGGAGACGGGTCCCCAAAACTCGATGCCCTCGATCAGTTCGGTGCCGACCAGGGTGTTGTTCCGCCCCTGGAGCAAATTGCGCTCTGAGTCCGACTGGGTCAACTCACGCAGACCCATGGTGCCGTACGTAAACAGAACTTGCTGCACAGCCTCTTTGTCGTACTGAGGCATATCCATCATGCTCTCAAGATCGGAGCGCGTCAGTTGGTGGCGCTGGATCAAGTAGCCGTCCTGTGTCGTCACGGCGTTCGGAGACGGGAACATGTCGTAGGGGGAGACACGCTCAAAGTCTTCGATGATTTCCTCTTCGACTTTCGGCGTCCAGTTCTTGCCCCACTTCAGGACCTTCTTCTTGCGGACGATCGGACCCTTGATGAAAGCAGTCGGGAAGGTCACGAAGTCATAGATCACTTCAGACAGAACGTCGGTGAACTTGACCTGCTGCATCTTATCGAGGATGCGGTTCTCCATCTTCATGGACGCTTCTTCGACTTGGTGCTTCAGGCGCTTGCGCACCTCTTCGTAGATTTCTTCCATGCGCATGTTGATGGTCTGCGGGTTTACCCCCATCCCCATCTGCTGCACATCTTGCGCTTCGGCAACAACAGTCTCGATGACTTCGTCGCGCAGTTCGTTTGGAACCGACGGCTCCTTGGTAGGAGTCAGGCTCCACGACTTCTCGCCGGTCGACATCATGACGTCCTTCATCCAGGACTCAGCCGCACGACACTTGATGTCGGTGAGCATCATGTAAATGTCAGAGCCGCCGGTATCGCGGATCATCGCCAGTTTGTCAGGATCGTACTCGCCGCGGCGCTGACGCTCGCAGCGTAGCAGGCGCTCGGTCACGTCAGACTTTGCGGACTTCGCCTCTTCATAGCAACGGCGAACGTACGCAGCCAACGAGTTCATGACGATCTCGTCGTCAATCTTCGAGTCTTCCTGGACTGCCTGTAACTTTGTAGTGTTGAGTGCCATGTTTATACCCAGCCGCCGGTTGAGGCTTCTCGAACTGCGCGCGCCCTAACTGGGTTCATTTCCGAGCGCATGTGCAAGCAGCCATACTGCAAAGCGTCATGTACGTGTGAGAACTTGTCCTTCACTGGTCGATCCTTAAATTTAGTGGTGCCCGATGACCGCAACCGCTCATAGCGGTAGCCGCCATTGAAGCCTTTGCGGAGCATCTTGCAAGACGGGTCGAGCAAGAATCCGGGTTCGCCAGCGGACAGGCGCTGCAGGAAAAACGCCACGGATTCGCGGCGCGCCAAGAATTCATTTGTTGGGGCAGGCTCGCATATCAAGCCCAGACTGAGCAGTTCCTGCATACAGGTCTTCTCGTCTGTTTGTGCCCGGATGTTTCCTGCCGGATCGCCAACCGCCTCGATGCGGCTGTTGGGAAACTCAGCAAGAATGAAAGGGCGGACAACCTCTGAATAGAACTGGCGAATGCCCATGTCTTCCGACACAAGTTCGCGCAGCGCCAGCAGTTGACCGCGTGGTGACATCTGCAAGAACGTACATGCAGGCGTCAGACCAAAGTCGAATGAACAGATCACTGGCATCCCAGGAATCGCTTTCAATTCCTTTTCAGCCAAGTGGACCTTTTCGTTCCACTCTGGGTAGACGGGTTTGCCGTCTAGGGTTGTTCCGTAGTCGCCAAGCAAGAAGACCTTGATCCAGTCTTCCGTCTTGCCTGCTACTTGGTTGAGGTAGTACTGGTACCCGAGCGAGTGGTTTTGGATGTTTTCCGCTTCTTCGTTTGGGACGTACTGCTGGAACGTTTGGCTCTTGGGGTCGAGGTCTTGCCTGAGACCGCCGGGTTGCCGGAAGAACTTGTAGTTGTTGGGTCTGTCTTCTTCGGCAAGTTTGTACCACCAGGAGTCGTCGTCTGGTGGGTTGGTGTCCATGATGACTCCGGTCCAGGACGGACCTCCGACCCTCTTCGAAGGAAAACGTCCAACGCGTTGGGTACACATGTCAAGAACTGCTTTATCCATTTCAGAGGCTTCATTGATCCATGCTCCGGTTAGTTCCAGTGACCGTAATTTGTTGACGTCTTCTGGACGATCGATAGCGATGAACAACACCTCAAGTTCCAGGCTTGTGCCATCCCCAATGTCACCGATGTTGATAAACGAAGTGATCGGCGTATCCCACCGCATCACAGCGATCTCGCCCATCCAGTCCATCCACGTCTTGATGGTGGTGGACTTCAGTTCAGGGTACGTGTTACGCAGCGCAGCCCAGCGCGAACGACGAACGCCGTCCGGTCCAGGTATCTGCTGCAAAGCGCGCCACAGGATTTCATAACAGCAAGCAGTGGACTTGCCACTACCCACAGGTCCCATCAGCCCCCGAACGAAACTGTCGTCAGAGTGGAACTGCTCGGTTGCTGGACCAGGGGGGAGATAACTTACTTCCATTACCAAAGGACCTTACGCGCCCAGTAATTCGCACTGAACTTGTCGTCCTTTGTCAGTTGACCAGACTTGTTGCGAATACCGGCTGAACGGTTGAGATAGTTTTCACGACGCTTCTCGCTGCCGTGCTGCCGGTAGTCTTCGTATTCACGGTGACCGAAACCAACCTTCTTGATCTCGTCACCCTTCTTAGCCAAGACCACCATCTTGTGCTTTGAGCCTGCGGGAGCCTTCTTGGGTTTATTGAACCCTGGGAACTCTTCCCCGAGGTAGGTCAGTTTCCCGTTGACCCGCTTCGCCGCGCTTGCTTTCGCCATTTGATCTCCTTTCGATCCGCTCTATCTCACGCTGACCGCGAACAATCTTTGCCGCTTCCAATATCCACTGGAAGACGTTGCCGTCAGTCTTTGGGTTGTAGCGCGGATACTTGGGGGGTTTCACGCAACCAGCCCTGGCAGGTAGACCGTCTTTCCATCTTTCTTGGTCGCTGTCAGGACTTGCTTTTTGTTGTCGCCTTCTACGTACGAGACGTGTACCCAGCCGCTATCAGGAATGCCTGGGGTGTAGAACTCCAGAATCAACTGCCGAAACTCCAGGTTGTCTTTGATCCACTCAGCGAGTTCCGCATTGGGGACGCCTGGAATCTCAATGTCACTGGCTTGCCCAAGGCAGTGGTCTGATGTCTTTGATCCACCGACCTTTGCATTAACGTCTGGGTGCCTGAATCCGGAGTTGACCTTAACACCCTTACCGTAGTGGTCCCGGATGGGCTGGAGAACTTTCTCACAAAGTAACTTAAGGTTGCCAATCTCCTTCTCCCCTGGGGTGTTATCCATGTCGTGACGAAGAGCGGTTTCACTCTTTGTCATCTCGGCAAGGGTGAAATTCGCGGTCAAGTTCATTTCATGAGTCCTTTGATTTTTTCGTCCTTGTCTTTGCTACCAGCGCTTGATCCGAAGTAGTAGGACAGGACTTGGGTTGCGGCACTGGACAAGAAGCCCAGAACGAAAATGATGATGTTCTCCTGGCTATCAGGGAAGTCGACAAAGAACACCAGAGCCGTCATCAGCATTGCGCCAGCGACCGTACCAAGTGCCAGCAGCGATGTGATGTTCTTGGTGATGAAGTGCGCGTCTGACTTCACGATCTCCATCTCGCGCTTGCGAGCGGAGTCCCGATCTGCGTTCTGCAGTTCGAGTTCTTTCAGGTCGAGTTCGCGAAGTTTCAGTGCAAGGTTGGGGTCAGCCTGGATCGCCTTCGTAACGGCTTCGACGTTGTCCTCAACGCCGAGCATTCCGGAGATCATCGATACGGCTTTGCCAGCCATCGGTCCGCCGAGTGCGGTTGCAACGGCGGGGGCTGCGTTCTTAACCAGCCCGATCAGTGTATCCATCATGCTTGGACCTCTTCCTCTTTCTTCGGCTCCTCTTTCTTCAGAGCGTTGGCTGCTGCATAGGCACCCTTACGTCCAACGATTCCGCCGACGGCTCCAATACACAGGAGCATGATGTCCTTGAGGATTCCAAGGAATGCTTGATCAATAGGGCTGATGCGCTCCATGTCATGCTCAACGAACATGACGCCGAGGATGATTCCGACCACCGACATCAGTAGGATCGACGCAAGGATCATGACGATCCATGCCCATACGCGGACTTCAATTTCTTCCGTGGTCAATCGCTGATCCATCTACTTCTCCAATTTGTCGGCTTTTGCTTCAAGCCTCTTAAACACCGCGCCGATCAATTCTTTAACCTCGCGGAACCCATCTTTCATGTCAGAGCGCATCTCTGCCATGTCTGTCTGCACGTGTTTCATGGCGTCTTTGAAGTCGTCTCGACGAACGAAGTCTTCGTGCATCTTTGTGTCCATAGAGCGAACATCCTTCTTGAGGTCCTGAATGGCATCCCAAATGATTTTGAGAATCCATCCTCCGCAAGCGCCAGCAAGGGCAATTAACCAATTGAAAACTGTCTGGTCCATGTCCACCATCAACGACCAAGAGGATTGGTCGTTGCCCTTTTGAGTGCGTTCATTTCGTTGCGAAGTTGTTCGGCAATCGATTTGAGTTCGGTCTGCAGTGCAGCCAATCGAGTTTGAACTTCGCGGTTTACGGAGTCTGCGTTTGCAACAGCAGACTTGGCTGTCGACTGTGACTCGCGTGATAGCGACACAGCGTCGATCAGTTTCTCGGAGATGTTCATCATGGTGTCGGCTGCTGCGAGTTGCCGTTCTTTGACGGCTTTCATTTCAACTTCGAGTGCCAACACCCTGGCTTGTAGCGCTTTGTCGTCGTACGGCTCGTAAGCCTCGACAGACTCAATCGCTGCCATAGCCCGATTGTAGAGGGTTACTCCATAGTATCCCCCCGAACCGAGCGCGCTGATCACCGCTAATAAGGCGGTAATCATCATCGTTGGCGATAAGGTCAATGAGAAAGTCTTGCTGTCTTCGGTACTCACGTGAAATCTCCGTCGTAATGTCAACTGGGCTTATCAGCGATGGCTGCGTGTATCCAGGTTTGATAAATAATTCCAACGACAGAGCCAAGCCGAACTTGCCGATGCGCAGCCCTTCTTTCGCATTCGGCTTCAGTCCGCTTCCACCACCTTGCTCTTTCTGCTCTTCCTTCTCGCTTTTCGATTCGTTACTCGACGCACCCTTTGCACCACTCTCGGCACTCGACTCTTCTGCAGTCGATTCCTGCGATGGGGCAGCGGTAGGCGGAGGCGTGACCGGCACAACTTGCACCGGGCTTGTAAGGGGAGCAGTGGGCGCCACCGGACTTGCGGGACTGATGGGACTCACCGGCGACAACGGGTTGGTCGCGTTGGTCAAAGACTTGACGCACGTATTCGATGAGTTGATCCAAGGTCCCCATACGGGGGAGCCATAGGGGTCTGGGCATGTGCTTGTTCTGTCCTGAATGATCGCGCCTACATAGCCAACCTCACACGCCAGTGTCTGGGTCTGAGTTGAAACGATGCAGGTGTGCGGGTCAGGAGTGCAACTGTTCGTAGTCAACGTCCAGCCTCCCCAGACTGGGGTGCCGTACGGATCGGGACAAGTTGACGTCCTTGTGTAAGTCTTGCCGCCAGAGAAGTGAACAGCGCATCCTTCTTCGCGGCTCTCACTGCTGGCGATACACGTGGGCGGGTTCGCTACACAGTTGTCAGCGGACAGCGCCCAGCCAGACCACACCGGAGTTCCGTAGGGGTCTGAGCAGGTTGATGATCTTGAATAGGTCTTCGAGCCGGTAAAGTTTGCCGGACAGGAATCCTGCCTTTGTTCCGTTGATGCCACGCACGTGGGCGGCAGCGCAACGCAGTTATCTGCAACCATGTACCAACCGCCCTCGACCGCTGTGCCGTTAGAGCAGGTGGTGTCTTTCTTCCAAGTCTGTGTCCCAGAGAAATTTACCGGGCAACTTCTTTCCTCAGAAACCGAGGATGGGGTGCAGGTCGGCGCTGGTGGGGTGTACCCAGTGCAGTACCGAGACTGCCAGTTCGTGTCATACGCTCCAGGGGCACAAGCCCAGCAGGACGCGTTGGCATAGCAGTTCCCGTAGGTCGGGTTGGTCTGGTCTGTGCAGTAGCAAGCCTCGTTCGCCTTACTTGGCGTCGTCAGCAGCAGCAACAGCAGGAGGAGACCAATTCTCGCCATACAGTTTCTCAAAGCGTTTAGGGTC